ACATATATGAACAAAGAGCGCAGAAAGGCCCTGCAGACCATCGTTGACCAGCTTGCAACCCTCCAGATGCAGCTTGAGGAAATCCAGACCGAGGAAGAAGAATACCGGGACAACATCCCTGAAAACTTCCAGAGCGGCGAGCGGTACGAGCGTACCGAGGAAATCTGTGAAAGCCTGTCCGATGCGGTAAGCAGTCTGGAAGATGCCACCAGCAGCATTGAAGAAGCGATTGAGTAAGGAGAAGCACCATGACCATCCGAGAATTTGCAAAGCTGAACAACTTCCCCATCAGGGGCAAGCTGACCCGCATTCCTGATGAGGTCGAATATGACTTCAACGACCGGCCGCACAGCTGCAAGCGGTACGTTGACGAAGATTTCAATGAATACGGCATCCATGAGGACGGCTTCATTGTTGCCATCCCCTGCGAAAAGGCTTGGGGGTTCAGCACCAAAGAGAAGTCCCGGATTGCCGCCATGATTGAAAAAGAGCGTCAGGAAGCCGCTGAGCGCCGGATGTTCGGTGATTGATGGGAGGTATGAACTGAATGCTTACGCTTGAGCAAGCGCTTCAGCACGGCGCCGCCGTCGGTGTCAAATACTATGTGAAAAACAGCTATGACAAAATCGTTGGCGGAACCTGCACAGAAGAACAGGCGCTTTCCATGAAGAAGCGCTTCGAGGAAGAAGACAAGCACAACCCTTGGACAAAAGGATCCACCCGCTTTTACATTACCAAAATGGGATGAGGTTTACTATATGAATGATTTGGAGCAGGCTCTCCGCATCCTGCGCGGAAGCAAACAATATAATTTCAATGGCACGGTTTTGACGGTGATCGGCTATTATACCGGAAAGCGCATTTCTCTTGATTTGGGCAAGCTGGATGCGGATATGCTGGAAGCCCTCACCCCAGATGAGGAAGCCGATGACGGCGACATTTGGTAGTTTACAAACAAAAAAATCCCCCTGCACTGGCCGATGAAGTCAATGCAGGGGGATTTTGTATGCCGCCGGGGCGGCGAAATGTAAAAATCAAGAGTGGAACATCTTTTTCAAGATATGCCGCTCTCTACAAAAGCCATAGCTTTTCAAGTGGTTCTATTTTAGCTGGCGTTTATGTATCCGTCAAGCCTTTTTGGTACTCAGCGCCGCGGTCATAGCGTCAAAAGCGCGCTCAATGACCGCATCCAGCACTTCATCCGTGATTGCCCACTGGATGATGGCCGGGCATTTGGCACGCAGGGCGGCGAAAACCTGCTTTTTCTTCTTCGCCCCCTGCCCCGAACCCATAATGGACTCTTCGGCCCGGCTCACCAGTTCCAGCGCCAGATCCTTGACGGTGGCCTTGTAGCCCAGCCGGATACCGCCGACTGCCAGCGAAACAAAACCCGCCGCCATCAGAATGACAGCGACAGGCACGGGAATAAAACTCAGAATAGATTCCATGATGGTTTCCTCCTATGTCACAGATACTTGTTGGCCCCAGAAATTGCCCGCCAACTGGCAGGGCCGCAGATGCCATCCACGGCCAGCTTGTGCTTCTCCTGCGCTTTCAGCAGGGCGTTTTCGGTTTTTTCTCCAAAAATGCCGTCCGGGGTCAGCCCCAGCAGCCGCTGGAGCATCTTCGTGGCGGTTCTGTTCACATCGCCCACGCTGCCCCGGCGGATCGTCGGCAGGATGAACGTGTTGTAGGTCGTGCTGGGATAGTGCTTCGGTGCATCGCAGAGCCACGTCGCCTTTGTGTCGCGGGTGTCAGTATGTACGATGGCGCAACCATCATACCAGTAGATACCCACCGCCTTGAAGTACTGGGTGGCAATGATGCCCAAAGCCACAGGGTTGATGTTGCGGTCTTTCATGCGCCAGTCAGCCGCCATCCCATAACGGTGCTTGCTGCCCGAACTACCTTTAACCGCCGCATTATGCGGAATACAGCGGTAGCCGCTGGTAATTTTGATGGGCTTGCCCAGCTTTTCCCGGACAGCCTGCATCTTCTCTACCAACTCCGAATCCACCATCTGCCGAGTACACCCGCAGGGGCATTTGAACTCCTCACGGGTGAAATTTTTGCTCAGGGCTGATGTGTCGCTGGCCTGATATACGATGACTCTCATGTAGAAAACCTCCTTCAAGAGAAGTCGTGCTTTTGAAGCCGCTCGTTGTACACCCGCTTGATATTCGCTACCGCACAGATGCAGCGGTTGTTTTTGTAGTCGGGGTGACTGCGGCAGTAGTCCTCATAGGCATCAATGACGGCCAAAATCTCGATAAAATGCTCCCTCGTGTGGTGCTTATCATCAATCAGTTCGTCATTGAAGCGCAGGATCTGGGTACGCAGAAGATTGGCATTGCGCTCATCATCAACTTGGATATGCTCCTCCAGCTTTTTCTGGGTCTGCTTCTGCTGTTCCAGCACTTCAGCATTCAGGGCGTGTCCGATGATTTTCGCAAGCCTGCTCCACGGATTGATCTTGATGGGCGAAACCTCAATGAGCGAGAGCAGCACCAAAACCATCCCGCCACCGCTCCAGAATAATTCTTTCAGATTCACAGCCATCCCCCTCACTGAACCAGCGCGGCGATTGCCTGCAAATCAAAAATCGGAGCATCAAAAAACGCTCTCGCCCACAGCCAGTAGTCTTCGGACTCCGGGCGGCGGTACTTTCGGCAGAGTGCCGATGCCCAAACCCGGTTCCAGCGGGTCTGATAGTCCGCATCCCGGCGCTCAAGGCACCGCTGGATGTTCCCTACCAGTTCCCCGCGCAGGGTGCCGTTACCGTCATCGTCCTGCACAAAGCAGTCCATGCCGTTCTGGCTCCCTACAGCACACACGCGCTGGTTTTTGTGCATAAGAAAACCGTCCTGACAAGTCAGGGCGGTTCCATAGGGAATATTCACTTTTCCATCTATGCCGTCGAAGCGCGCCCGGCGGCGGGCGATAAAGCGTTCATGCTCCATGGGTTAGACCTGCTCTTTCTTCTCGGTCTTCTCGGCGAGCAGAGCGGTCAGCTCGTTATACTCGTCCTCGGTCAGCTTGTTAGCAGCGTAAAAGACATCCAGCTTGGTTGCCATGCCAGCGGTGTTGCCCTTTTCAATCATGCGCTTGCAAGTACGATACAGCATTCAGTTCACCCCCTTTCTCAAGAAGCATCGGTATCATCAGTGATGCCCAGCTCCAACAGGGTCAGGCGGTACGCCTGATCCACGTTGAGAGCATCAGCATCCTCGATGGCGGTTTGGGTTTCCGTGACCCAGCTTCCAATATCGGTCTGCTCCAGCATAACGCTTTCCAAATCGTCCCCCATAGGGTCACGATCGAGCAGATGATACGGTGTGCCGGCATAAGAAATGCCCGAAGCATCAGGCTCCGGGCAGAGGATATAACAGCCGTTGTCGGCTTTTTTGATGTAGGTCACGTCCTCGGTCAAGGCAAGGACGGTGCCATCACTGGCTTTGATGATTTTGAACAAGGCACTCTACCTCCAAAAATTGCATAGCAAAGCCGCCGCAGACGCAGCAGCCGCCCATGGTCATCAAAATTTTTATAGTAGGCTTCTTGGCAGTTCATATACTGCGCCACCTCCTGCAGGGTACGTTTCCCGGCCAGCCATTCCCGGTGGAACAGCTTCAGTTTCCTCCGTGCGCGTATCACACCATCACGGCTACCATTGACTTTGATTTTCCCGGTCTCGGTCAAGGTAAAACGAGCCTTGCACCAGCGGAAAGGCTTTGTCAGAGGGATGATCTTGCATTTCTTCTTGTTGACCGGGATACCGCGGATTTCAAACTGACGCACGATGGCACGGCCCAGCTTTTTCAAATCTTCGATGTCCGGGAGAATAATGCAGTAATCATCCATGTAGTGTCCGGCGCTATGCGTGGACATCTGGCATTTAATCCAGTTGTCCACAGCACTGGGCATTGCCGCCATTTCCTGCTGGCTCGGCTCAACGCCCAGCGGCATCCCACGGCCCGGAAATTCGCCGGGAGCAGTATCAATAATGGTATCTGCTATCCGGCAGAAATCAGGGTTCAGGATATACCGCTGGTGCCGCTGATAGATGATGGAATGGGGTGCATAAGGAAAGAACTTCTTCAGGTCGAGCAGCAAAACCCCACCAGCACGGCCATACCTGCGGTAATGCCGCGCCAGCTGCTGTTTGATGCGCTTGATCTGCCAGTGCAGTCCCTTACCAATCCGGCTTGCACCGTTGTCATAGATCATGCTGGGGTCGTAAAGCGGCTCCAACACTTCCTTGCTGATGACCTTGTGGATTTGTCGGTCTGTAATATGAGGAGCGTCAATCCCACGAATCTTGCCGCGTTCACAGACCGTGAAATGAACGTATTTCTTAGGCCGCCACCTTTTTGCCAAAATAAGCCGCCGCTGCTTCGCTGTGTGGGAAAACAGATGCCGCTCAAAGTTCTGCGTGCTCTGCTTCCAGCGTACACCGTTGCAGCATTTCCGGCCATATTTGAACATCGTGTGGTAACTGAATACTTCTTCCAACGAACCGAGGGCGGCACAACGGGCTTCCTGTCTGGCTCGGCGTGCTGCCCGGCGGCGCTGATATCGTGCTTCATGGCGCTCCTGACTTGTCATAAAATATTCGCTCCTCGCGCAGATGAATTGTCGGGCATCGTCTAATCTGTTTTATGCCGGCACATGAAACGC